TAAGTCGCCAAGGGCACTGCAGCCGAAAAAGTGATTGTTGAATCGCCCGTTCCCGTTGCTTTGGTGAGCGTCCCACTCGATTGGGGGGCACTCGCACCGGAACAAAAAAGCAGCGTTCCGCTACTGATAGTGCCAAGCACCGTATAGGTGTTGCCATTATTCGTATAGGTCGCGCCCACCGTCGCATTGGCAGAGCTTACAGTGAATAAATATCCAGTTGTAGTTCCTGTAGAAGGAAATTTCTGAATCGTGGGAGCTTTGTAAGGTGTATAGCTCATATATTATTCTCCTTTAAAATACATCCCAACTTGTTCCATTGTTCATGAACGTGCGTGAATCATACTGAGACAGAACCGTCGCATAGACATTACTTCCATCGACATTGTCCGATCCGCTTCCCTGTATGGTAGTCCCATTTCCGCCCGTACCAACATCTTTCACGGTAATCTCAAGTCCCACCGGACTAGTAGAGCAGAGAGGAAGTGTATGAGTGAGACTTCCGCCCGTGCTATTTGATCTCACCACACCGTCAGTTACGAGTAGAGTTGTATTCGTGGTGACAGTTCTTACTCCTCCACCTTGCACATTATCTACGGTCCAAAGAACGTTGTTATTTGCGTCCTCAAGTACAAACTTGTAGGGCACGGCTGGATTAAGCCAAACGTCCGCATAACCATTGGCATCTAAAATGACGGGATTCGCATTCGTTGTTCCGCTTGGATTTGAGTATGTCGCTTGTGGCGTTGTAGTTCCTGCCACATAGGAGAAAAGTTGACCTCCTGCGAGCGGGACTCCGTTTGCATCAAAAAAGCGCTGCCTAAGAAGGGGTGAAAGATTCATGGCTTGCCCCAGCCTTTCTGAATTTGATTCATAACTTTTTTCATGGCTTGACTCCCAGACTTGAGATCGGAAGCTTGAATGAGAAGCTGTCTACCTTTGGGATCTTGAAGTAATCGTTGTGTAAGCGCGTTATCTTGAATTCCAAGTTTTTCAATGCCTTGCGCTACCCAATGGTCTTCGCCGCCCTTTTGCTGAATGATGCCTTTTACAAATTCTTTTGCTCCACTTGCTGGATCATGAGACTCCATCACGCTTCGAGGTATCACCACTTCACCAGGGCTTAGCTTTGCGGTAACGGAGTCATTCTTCTTATTGTTGCCGTGATACAAAGCTCTGCCAGGGACCATCCCGCCAGCTTGCATACCTGGATATCCGATAATGTGACCTAGGGTCTGGCCTTGTTGTTGTTCATTATTTGATGGAGGCTGTGGATGGGGCTTAGGTGCCTTTTTTTCAGGTTCAGGATCTGAATCCGGATACCCGATCAACTGTCCGAGTGTTTTTTTCTTTGTATCTTCAACTAGACCGCCATCGGCGTAGTTGGTGTTTCCTGATGTGTTGTCTGGCTGCTGATTAGGCGGACTTGCAACGTTCCGCAAAGAAGCTTTACCTCCGATACTCTCAGCCTTAGCTCCCTGAAGGGCAGCGTTGAATGCACTTTGACCCTCGGGCGTTTTTAGAATTTGATAGGCCCGCTGAATTGTTGCATCAGTAAGATTTCCGGTAGCCCCTGCGATTTTCTGGATTGCTGCAACAGGAATTCGTCCTGCCTGGATTCCAAGCTTAAGAGCCATGGGACTCGTTGCGACCGCTGCGATTCCTCCCGCGATAGGGCCGCCAAAGGCTTGCCCAACGATTCCGGCCTTCAGTGCGCGTTCTACACCTTTACCGTTTGTGTCAGCGGAGGATAGACCTGGACTTGCGAAGCGCTTCGCGGCTGCATATTGCTGAGCGCCGCTTAGCATGTCTGCACCGGCTACATCACCTAGTTGCTTAAGATCAGCCGCATTTTTAGCGTTTAGTCCGTTTCCCGCTCCCGCAAGGGCAGCATCAGGATTGCCAGGCGCAATGAGGTTTTTATTCATTTTGTCTTGGATGTCATGGAGCCTAGAAAGCTCATTATTGGCATCCGCAACCGTGGGGGACATCGTGTTTACGATCTGCCTTGCTTGAGCGGCCCCGTTCTTGGCCGCAATTTGGGCGTCCTTTCCGGGAACAAAAATCTGACCATCCTTCATGTAGGAGCCAGTTCCCCTGTCTTGAAGGAATTGCTTGATGTCGAACATTTCTTTAGGTGTAACGTTCCCGTTGGCATCAGCTAGTTTTCCAATCCGGTCAGCAAGGTCATTCACCTGATTCACTTCTTCGAACCGAAGGCTCGAGTTCATGCGATTTTTCACCTGATTAAGTGCATCAACAACCGGTGCAATGGGCACTACTTTCTGATCAGGAAGCTTATTAAGCGCGTTGCCAACCTGCTGTCCGAGTTGAGCGCGTCGTGCACGAACCGAATCTTGAAACCCTTGCCTAATCTGATTGGCAGCTCCTGAGATATCATCTCCGTGATCAGCAATGAGCTTTTGAACCTGAGGATATTGCTCGATGTAGGTTTTGATTTCTTGCTCAGGAACGCCGGTCAGGACACTTCCTAACTTTGAAACCGCCTTGGTTCCCGCTGTGCTTGCCGTGCGCCCTAAAGCAGTCGCTCCTTCGCCGATAGCATCCGCTGACTTCGCCACCGATCCTACGATCCCCTTTGCAACATCTCCTACCGGGACATAGGTCATAGGATCAGCTGCCACATTGATTCCAGTTCCAACAATGGCAGCGGGGCTTGCAGATACGGCGTTTTCAACTGAACCAGGCATGGCCTTATCGGCGATAAAGCCTAAGGGCCCGCTCTTAATTGCAGCGGAAGCTAACTTCTGTGCATTAGGAGAAAGAAGCGCATCTGTTGAAAAGCCTGCTTTTGCAGCGATGTCCTTTCCAGTGGGAGCGAGATTTGGATCTGATCCAAATTGATTCTTAAATGCGCTCATCGCGCCCGATGCTCCGCCGCCATTCTGAAGGCTTGCGATCGCAGCGCGAGTAGGCGCGCCACCATAGCTATCAATAGTTTGGCCTGCTTGAGTGATGCCGCCTAAGATTGCACGTCCGGAGTGAGTAAGAAATCCTGGGCCGCTATCCTTTTCACCTTCAGCGGGGAATTGATTCCAATCGAATTTCCCCTTTCCTTGAGCGATAGGTTGCGCGGCGTCTTCCGTTGGGTATTGACTCCAATCAAATTTAGCGGCGCCCATTTACTTAACCACCTTCCCGCCAGCTGCAATTGCTTCGCCTTTCATCGCAGCAGGAATGAGTCGACTCTTTCCATCAGGACCCATCATCCTCACCATTCCTTGTGGGGCCGGAGGCGGTGAAGTGCCAGCTTGCGCAGATTCACCGCCCGCTAAGCCTAAAGCATTTGAAACCATAGTATTGATTCCGCCCATGATTCCTCCGCGTTTAGAGGGCGGGACATACGGTCCGATTTGATCCTGAAGTTGCTGTGACGCTGCGAAAGTATTGTCGACTGCAGGCTCATAAGTCATGGTCGGATCATTAACATTTGCCTGTTTTTGTCTGGCCTGAAATCGTTGTTGGATTCCGCGCAGAGACTGTACATTTGCTCGAAAGGTTGAACCGGCATCGCGCATGAGATTGTCTCGAGTAGCTTGATCAACTCCCCCGGAGAGAGCCTTTGATGCCATATTCTTCCATGTGTCCGATGCTGATTGAGACTTAGTTAATTCTTCGAGCGAATTCACATCAGGCGCATTCGGGAATTTAATTTTGAATGCATTGAGAACAAGGGATGCATCACCTTGAGGGCTCGGATGGTTATAATTATCGATCATCTGTTGCATTGCCATCTGTGATGATCGAATAGGTTTGGCTTGCTGATCATATTGACCTGTGAGCTCCGCATTGGGTGAGCGCGACCCGTAGAGGGATGCGTTGACTTCCGCTGGCACCTTAGCCAAATTGAGCTGGGCCATTTTTTGAGCAATGCCTGCGCTAGTATTCATACCGTATTGAACCGATTGCTCCATTGGCCCGCGTTCAAATACAGGGCTAGCATTTGAGGTATCGACTCCCATCGATTTTAGCTGGGCAATAACATTTGGATACATTTTGGCAGCTACACTGTCTGGCTTAGATAGCAACAACTGATATGCAGGAAGGGTTAAGCTAAGTTGCTGATGTGCAGCCGCGAGCTGCGCAGTCTGCGCCTCTGCAGCCTTCTTGTTCTGTTCATCAAATTGACTTTTCATTTGCATGGCTGCCATGGGATTTGTCTTCCCTAGCGTCGACAGCAATCCTGCCTGATTTAATTCTCCCGTATTTGGATCGGTATTTTGAGCCACTGCCTGCCTCATCGCAGCCTGTTGCCGCATTTGATAACCCATTTGGGCCTGCTGCATTCCTAGGGAGCTTAACCGCATTGCGTTTTCGGCAGCCGTAAGTGGCGAAGGTATATTGATCTGAGGTGCTTGAACGTTGGAATAAATGCTTGCGTCTATTGCCATGTTTTCCTCCTTACCCTTCTAGTCCGAAAAATGTACTTGGAGATGAACCGTAGTTATATCCTAAGGTTGCTCCTCCTCCTCCTCCAATTGCAGCTGGAGCTGCCTGGGCAGTGTTGTTCAAAGCTGATAATGTTTGATAACCCACTGCGGCATTTCCTAGTCCACTGCCTATGCCCGATAGAGCGCTTCCCCATGCGTTCCCTGAAGCTATTTGAGATGCAGCTTGGGCATTCGCTGATCCAGTCATAAGATTGCCAATGGCTCCAGCAGTCCCTGTGGCGATATTTCCAACATTAGTGGCCATATTCATTCCGGCTTGACCTATTTGACCTGCGGCAGTCTGTCCCGTTCCAGCAAGCGAAGCGAGTCGATTATACTGTGTATTTTGATTGTTCATGAAGCGATTGTAAGCATTCTGATATTCATTTGATGCGGATCCTTGGGCATAATTAGTCAAATCCTTCAAGGTTCCGCCACTCATGAGGGAGCCTCGGGCAGCCGCTGAACGCTCCAAAGCTTGTTGCCCCTGCTGGAGATCAAACTGATAAGCAGGGTCCATGTTGTTTTGAAAATCCTGCTGCGTGAAACTCACTGGCTGTGCTGCCATGGAAGACATCTGGGAAAGAGCACCTTTCCCTGCCTGAAGCCACGGAGCGATGTTTTGTTGTTGCTGATTAAACTCATTCTGCTGCACAGCGGTCGCATTCTGCGAGGCCTGGTACTGCAGTTGAGCCGCCTGAAGTGCAGCTTGAGATTGTTCGTCTGCTGCTTTACCTGCCGCGTTACTAGACACCGCAGCTCCGGCTAATCCGAGACCACCGCTAATCACCGCGCTGCCAATTAAAGCTCCGCCTATTCCCCCAATGAGAGCTGACATTCTGCTACCCTCCCTTTTCCGGCTAATAATAATTCCGGACGCGTATTAACAAATGATAAATAGTAATCATTTAAAATTTCATTGCCAGGTTCAATATCTTTCATGGCGATTAGATCGACATCGCCGCTTTCCCGCATAATCATTTCCCCATTTGGATTTCCGCTATGATTGCAAAAGCGACCCATTGGTGTTCTTTTTCCTTGAATTCTTGCACGGGCAATGAAGCTATCTTTCTCAAATCGTTTAGTCGCGAATACTCCAAGTCCATGGATAACGGATTCCCCAATGCGAATCCCATCAGTATCGGTTGGAAAGCTAATTTGATCATCGGGATGCTCTGATAGTGCTTTCACTTCTTCTGGAGAAAATCCTAGAAAATGAATCGCATCCTGAAAGTGTCTAGGAGAAGCGAGATAAGCTTCATCAAAATTCTCAGCGAAAAGACGCGCTTCAACTTTTTTTAAATCTCGTTCGTCACTAGGATTTTGATGGACAGTAATCCAAATAGAATCTTCATGGGCATAACCAACTCGTTTAATTCCTGGCAATGATTTGACCACAGTTGAAGCCGTGAGTGTTTTCATTCCGTTTTCAGTCCATACGGTAAGTTTTCCTTGGCTAAGGATATTGAGATGCGCAGTTTTATGTATCTTTCCTGTGACTATCATTCCTTTTGGAATTAATGCTTCGCGCATATAGATACCGGGTTCAAAATGGTGAGTGGTCTTGAATGATTCGCCGGGGATATATCCAGGCATTGCTTGCATCGCGGCCTCTAGTCCTAAGATAAGCTCACGCATCTCGCGGATCGACTTCTTTTCCTTACCTAGAAGTGAAAGGGCATTTTGGATTTTCTGGCCAGGTGATTCTTGAATAAGCGGAGAAGTATTCATATCACATCCCAACTCGTTCCATTGTTCACGAACGTCCTTGAGTCATACTGGACGAGCACTGTTGCATAGGTATTGCTTCCGTCGACATTGTCACTCCCACTGCCTTTGACTGACGTTCCGAATCCTGCCGATCCTACGTCTTTCACCGTGATCTCTGTTCCTGTCGAAGTGCTGGCGCAAGCAGGTAGAGTGTGCGTGAGGCTTCCACTTGTACTATCTGAGCGAACGAGGCCATCGGTTGAAACTAACGAGGTATTGGTTGTAACCGTGCGAACATTGCCTGGTGGAATGTCAGAGAGAGAAAGGACATTCCACGCAGGCGTCGCACTTTGTGACCCAGTGCCTGTTTGAGAAAGAAACTTCTTAGTTGCCGCGGTATTTCCAACCACGCGAAAAGGGTTCCCATCTATACCCCCATAGATTATGTCCCCAACCGTAGTCATCGGATTGATGAGTACCTGGCCACTATTTCCACCGACTCTTGCAAAAAGTTGTCTAAACCAAGCCGTCCAAGGGACTGTAAGAAGTCCCTTTCCAGTAGTAAGCGGCGTCTGATACGGGACTGGAGGGACGTCAGCCATTAGGATGAACCTCCTTCAACATCAATTTCAGCGCCTAAAAGTGTCACTTTAATCGGATCAGTAATCTGTACGCGGTAGACACGGTCACGAGCAGCACCTAGCCTTCTCCAAATGACCCTTGTTCTTCTTGCGCCGATTTGACCTGCGGATGCCCAGTGTTCGTTAGACCAGGAATGCCCAAAATCATTACTCCAGGCGAGCATGACTTGTGGATCGGTTCCTTGGCCTAATCCGTCTAATCCAAGGCCCACTTCCATATCGAGCCAAAAACGGCTGTGAAATATCCTCAGTAAATCGTTAGAAAGATGGGGTGACGTGCGCTCGCGTCGTATCGCTGAACCATTATCGGAATAAATAGTAGGGTCTAATGCGTATACATTCCCACTCACATAGTCACCGACCACGTTCGTATTAAAAGCAAACGCATGACAATCCGCAAGATGCCGCTGGTAAGAGCCTTGAGAAAGGTAGGTCCTTTCATGCCATAGTCCCGTAGTCGTATCGTAGACCCATGTGGTGTTCGCGCCTGGCAAGTTTAAGCAATAAAAGTAATGTCCCGACTGTTCATAGGTCCATGCTCGAGCGGAAGAAAGATCTCCTAAGGACTCTATTTGGGTTTCAATTGCATAGGTGCTGATTCTTTGCGGCTGTAGCCCCTGCGCTTTGTAAACGATTCCCCGTCCATTGTTATCCTGGCCTAACCAATAGACGGCAGTCTGAATAGCTTGAATGGAATAAGATGCCGCGCATCCAATTTCAATGACAGCACCTTGGACTCGTGCGATAGGAAAGCTTGAATTTCCGCTATCGTACCAGACTTCCATGTGCTTTTTGCTGAAGAGATACAGGTTCTCTTGGAGGGCAGTAAGTCCAACCAAATTATCCGGATGAGCTTCCGCTGATCCGGTATCAAGTCCATTGAAGGGAGTAACTGCATTGATAGGCGTGATATAAAATTGTGAGGTATTTGGCTTATTGAAAACTAAGTAGCCATCTAAAAAGGAGACTGAATTTGCTCCATAGAAGCTTTCATCCACTATCTGGACAAATGTGCTTGGATCGCTCATCGTCCAGAAATAACCATAAGTGCCGTCAACCAGGACGACCTGAAGACCATTGTCGGAAAATGAAACCGGACCTAAAGATGACTGAAGCGTTCCAACTAAAGTCGCAGCCCAATTGCTTCCAATCTGATAAAGAGCATTTCCGCCCACAGCCCAAAGCTGCCCTGAGGAGTCGCAGTAAACACCACGTACTGGAGAAGTGGGAAGTGTGACAAGGAGTCTAAGGCCAGGGGTTGAAACTAAGGCCCCGACCTCCCCTTCATTGCCAGTTCCCAGCTCGTCCATCTCAGGATAAAGATTGATGCATCTTTGGCAATCCACGTTCACACTCTGAAGCGTGTAACTTGGGCCAATGAAGCCTTTAAATCTCATGTAGGCTCCCCGGTCATCCAGTTCCAGACAGCGGGCTTAGCCCTAATCTCTTGATCGACTTGAAGATAGTAAGGCTTAAAATTCATTCGTTTGATATCGGCTTTGGACTCGACTGCAAGAATTGCAACCGAATCAGGAATTGCTTTTCCGTACTCGGGAGCAAGCTCTACGGCTAACGCAAATTTCAAAGCGCGCTCGTAGCCCGGCGGAAGTGAAAGAGCTGTATTGATTGTCGAAAGAGTAGAAAGAGGCTTCCAGCTATACAGAACAAGGTTGTTAACTGCAGTGTTCGGAACGGGCCAAACATTGATATTCGATAACGGATAGGCCTGATCATTATAAAGATAGAGTGGAAAAGTGGACGTTGTAGTTTTGAGAATAACCGCCTGGTATTGTTCTTTTGTTAGCACTCCCATCGGGATTTCAAGAACAGGACTATTTTGGGCGAGTTGAATCAGAGCGTTTTCAATCATCTGTGGACGAGACGTATTGAAATTACCTCCCGTACCCATCGTATAGGTCTGCTGACTTGCAACCAAAGGGAACACTTCTCTTTCCTTATTAGGGATTAAGAGTTGCTGCGTACTCCACGCATCGATGAGATCGTTGAATGCTGTCAGAGCATCGTTTTGCTCATTGGCAGTAGGAGTCTCGCCAGATGCAAGTACTCCGATGACTCTGAGACTCGATGCGATGAGTTGGCCCGCCGTCAGCGACACGCTCTATTTCCCCTGCTTTTTCTTTTTTGCGATCTGTGGGTCTGGCTTTTTCCCAGGACAGGTTTCTATTCCATATTCGGCAGGACTATCGAACCATCCTATTCCCAGTTCCTTTTCTTCTTCCAGGCACTCAACAATGGTGGCCTCTTTTTCAGGGCTATATTTCCATTTTGGATATTTCATAATTTTCCTTCCGATTGGGTGATCCCATTTTTTGTTTTAAGCCAGTTTCCAATATGTCCTGGATGGGCTGTTGGATTGAAGTCCCAGTGAACTAAAGTGAGCTCTGGATCAAGATAGATCTTCCCGCCAGATTCCGCCCATTCCTTGCAGAATCCGGCATCATCGCTATAAAGAGCTCCATCCTTGAAGTACATTTGAAAGTAGGCATATGCCTTAGATCCCCAATGCTCATACTCTCGACCTGGATAATGCTTCCTGAAGGACTCAAACACATTTCGAGAAAGAGAAAGAAATCCTGTCGGGAGCATTGCCACCTCCAGAAGCCCTAGTTCATTGGCATAAAGTTCGGACTTTGGAAGCCAGTTGATCGGATAACATTCATCCCTACTCTTATAGCGGTAGCATCCCCCCACAAAATCCACTGGCATGTGAGCAAGCTTGATAATCGATCCAGGCAGGAACGTGAGATCAGCGTCTAGAAAAAAGAGCCTGTCGCAATCAGATTCCAGGAACATTTGAACCAGTTGATTTCTACCCTGAGCTGGTACGCTACAAGAAGGCAAGAAGTTCACACGAAGTTCGTCGCCAACCCCATTTGCAACAGTAGTCTCTTCACACAGACATTTGACGGTCTGCACTGGGAGCTTTCCATCGTAAACGGGAATGGCGACGAATATCTTCATATGAATATTAGCTTCCTTTAATGAGACCTAAGTTCACGAGAGCGAGCCTCAGAGCATTGCTTTGCTGAGCTAGCGTTGCGACCGCATTGGCTAATATCGTGCTGTTATAGGTTGCGGTAATGGTCTGAATGCCATTAGTCGCAGCAGCTGTGCCCCCGGAGGAATCAGTGACTATAGCCTGGCTCGAGCTTGTTGGCTGAACAACGGGAGTTGCACCATAGAACCCAACCTTCGATGTTGCAGCTGAACCCACCTGATAACCATCTGGAGTTTCAGGCGTATTGAGTTGATTTGACGTTGTGACAGTATTGACTGACATGATCGTTTCTCCTTTTTTATTCCTTGAGAAATTAACCCGTGATCCGGCATGCCCATTCAGGCCTTAAAGCCGCCCAGCCGTACAGAACGTCAATACGACAAGGGAACATGTCGTTATTGATGTCGTAGGCTCGGACAATCCTAAGGGAGAGCCCTGATTCATCATCGGAAGCAACTGATGCGAAATCTACTCCGCCAGGCATTTCAAGATCGGCTGAACCCAAAGTGAATGCATTCTTATGGCAAAGAATATTGTTCGCTGTCAGTGTACTTGCGGCGCCTAATATGGTGAGAGCTGCACCATCAATAGGGGAAACGTCCACGGTCTGAGTGGGTCCGCTCGTGGTGATGGCAGGGGATATGGAAACGCTTCCATTTCCAGATCCATCGGACGAGAACGCTGCAGTCACGACGAACTGCTGGAGTACGCCTGTGGATTGTTTCGTGATCGGGTTGACCTTGTTCACATTGGCAATCGTGAAAACGTCACCGACACTTAGTCTAGAGGCTGCGGCAGAAGTCCAGCCCTTTGTTGAGAGACTGGATCCGGTCTGGCCGCCACCGTTGACGAGTGGTGTTCCGCCCTGTGGCCCGGTAGTACTGTTATCAATATTTTGAGCGAGATACCACTTTCCGCCCAAGGCCACCCCCATCATGCCGCTTTCATACTGCTCAGCAATCTGTGTAGATGATTGAAAGAGTCCCTTCAATGCATCGACCATGTTTGCCTGGCAAGCAGGATTAATGAAGAATGACCGATTGTTATCTTGTGGGCAGGCTAATTCATTCAATTTCTGTTGAGCCTGAAGGAACAAAAGAGCTGTATTCGGAGTGGTTCCCGGAGTTCCTACTGCGTTATATACGTTTTGTGCAGCGGTTTTAAGACCATCTAGGTCGACTTGGTTGGCAAGCGCTAGAACTGCCTGATCCAAGTAGCGCTCTTTGAACCGATCAACCGTCAATGTCAGATCCTGAGAGCTAAACTGAAAGTCGACGTGCTTTTGGTTTGAAAGAGTAAGCGAAGTACTTTCTTCAACCACGTTCTCAATATTGATGGTGGGCCCAGAATTCACTGTGAACCTGGGAGGCTTACGGATCGTAATGGTATTACCGATCTTTGCCCCCTTGATTGCGAATTCGCCGCTATACTGACGATCAATACCTTTTGTGAATCCTAGTTTATTTTTGAAAGCCATGAGCGCTTCTTTTGCGATCATGCTTGGCGTAAGTAAGGTTTGTGACATAGTGTCTTAAACAGGTTGGTTTTTTAACCAGCCTGCCTCCGTTTTTTCAATTGCTCCCTACGAAGTGCTTCGTATTCCGTTTGGGATAAGCCTTGATCATAGATCGATTTTGCAACCGATCCTTTTCCGCCTGTTCCAACTGGCGCAATCGGAGTGGGAGCTTGGGTTATTTTCTTTTCTGTCCCAGAACGTTTTGAAGAATTGAGTTTGACCTCGAATCTGCCAACCTCACGAGCGCAAACGGTAGGAGGAAGTTTTGATATTCTCTCAAATTCCCCTGGATTTTTCGCAAGCTCGTAAGCCAGCTCCGGACCATTTTCAGAATTGAGGATAATGTCCTGAAGTGTCGGCGAAAGTGGAATGTGGTTCACTTCCTCGATCACTTCTTGGAAATCAGGAGTCTTGGTAGAAAATGCCTTCGCACGTTCACTATAAGAAGTCACAATCTTGGACTGTGCTTCATCAAAACGCTCTTTTGCAGCCCTTTGATCGCGTTCCCTGAGTTTCTGTTCAGTCTTCCAATCGGTGAGAGCTTCGACGTACTCAGCGTGAGTCTCGAAGTTTTCAGGCTTTGGCTTACCATCAGAAGTAAGAGATTGAACCAAAGGCTTAACCTCAGGCTCCATTTTGGGAGCGCCAGCGCCCTTAAGCGCCTGCTGCTTCCAATACTCGAGCTCTTGGTCTTTAGCGGTAATCTTTGCACTCAGTTTGTCGATTCTCCGCTGAAAGCCTCCCTTTTTTTTCCCTGACTCTTTTTCCTCTAATTCGCTTTCTTCATTTGTTTCTGGTTTCTTTTCTCCTTCGGGGTCCGATTCCGAAGCATTATTTTGCTCAGAAGGCTTTTCAGCCTCCGGCGCGGATGATGTTGACGACTGTTCCTCGGATTCACCTGATCCTTCTACGGGTGCCGAGATTTCAGCAGCAGGTGCTGGAACTTGACTCGCAGGAGGTGTTTGAGGTTTCTCGTTAGAACGCACTTGAATGCTCATGGTACTGGTGGCTCCATGGGTGTACCCGGTGCTGGCCCGCCGGTAGGCCCTGAACCCACATGGCCCATTCCAGCGTAATTTCCGCCATCGGCTCCTTGTGGATTAAAATCGGGTGGAACATCAATCGGTTGATTCATGTTCACAAGTTTTAAACGTTGGTTGATAGCGCCCACTTCTTCTTGGAGAAGGGCGATACTGGACTGAGTGCCAAGCTTTGCAAGGCTGATCTCGATTTCTGCTTGAAGCTTTGCAAATTCAATTCGCTCTTTCGACTCAAGATCAAGTTTCTTTGTTTCAATAATCTTTGTTGTCTCATTCAGTTCTTGGCTCAATTGCTTAACCATCATTTGCATCTGCTGTATCTGAGCCTGAACCTGAGGAGGAATCTTCATTGCCTTAGGATCATTTTGAAGCTGAGGTGGAAGCGTGAGCCTAAGTCTTTCCGCCATTTCCTGAGCCCCTGGCCAATCCATGTTCTTAATCATGAGATCACCGATGATCTGCATGAGCTGCGGATAGGCGCGGACTGCTTCAGTCATGGCGGCTGAAGCTTCTTGCCGCTTAGACGCGAAACTTGGACCCGTGTCAATGGTCACTCCGTAACGACCGGCATCGAGTGAGTAGATTCGATCTTTGCCGGTTTCGTCTTGGAATTGTTCATTCACTCTCACCATCTTCTGAGTGCCATCATCGTGAATAATCCGAGCAGTGCGAGGGGTGTCGTAGATCTTTGGGATAATGTCGACTAGTATTCGCCCCGCATGCTTGATGGATCGATGCAGGTTGTCGACGAAATGGAAATTAGAATTTTGAGACTGTCCCTGCCTACTTTGAATTGCAACTCCACTTGCATCAGGAGTCTGCTGGCCTAATGCTGCATCGAAAACACCAGTTGTCGCTTTAAGGTCATCGGCTGCAAGCATCGAGGCTTGCGTGATTGCTTGAGTTGCAGGTTCAAAAGTTTGGCGTTGAGGAGGCGGCGCTTGTTCTCCTGCAATTGTCGTAGGTTTGTAATAAAGAAAAGCATGGTTCTTTCGGTTTGCACCTGCCCAATCCTTTTCATAACCCTCAAGTTGTCCTTCAGCTACAATGAATGGAGTTCTAGGAGCAAGCGCAATTGTTTCAGTCTCAGCTGATTTCCAGTAATTGTACATCCGCTGCGCGTCTTTCGCGTTTCTGATGACACTTTCTAAAATGCGCCTACCGTTCACAAAGATCTCGGCCCCGTAAACAGGGATAATCGGAATGTAAGAACCTGGCCATTCGGTTTCTTCAAGAATCTCAATGCCGTTAATCTTTCGCCATTTTACGATAGGAATGTGTGCGACTTTAGAACTAACAACACTTGCATCAAGATGTGCAGCCTGCGCCTGCATTTGCTTTTGGGCTAACTCCCCGTCACGAACCACTTCGCCTGTATTTAAGAGATGAAGAATCTGAGTTTGTTTTTCTATAGAGAAATATTCAGCAATCCTTGCACTATCGCCTTTGACCCATCCCGGTTGATCATTGCCAATGGCGCTCCAATCGGCCTCGGGAGCTGCAAGCTTCGAATCTGGAAAAGACTCTTTGTAATCATCTTTTGAAATGTCATCGGTAATGAATGCCCATTTCATGTCAGAGCCATCTGGCTCCTGAGAGTAGGGATCAATGAAGACAGAGAGCGGATTTCTGATTCGCTTAATGAAAGCCTCTAGATCAAAGCTTTCAGGCCTTGCAAAGTCAGTCACGATTCTAAAATAGCCAAAGCCATTTGTGACTGCAGATTCGAATGCAGTATCGTAGGCAGCCTCAGCATTTGAATTGTATTCGATATGGCGAATGAGGCCTTGAATGATTTTTGCGGTGTCGGAATCCGCTCCGTCTGTAACCGGGTGAACCTTGATTGCAGGACGATTCTGCCTTTGATCATTGGTTATTTGCTGAACGAATTGCGGGAGTCTATTAATCACTAGGCAAGGGCGTCCATCGCGTTCGCGCTCTTGTTGGATCGTTTCAGGCCACTGGATTCCTGCGCGGAATTTCAAATCATCGAGTGCTTGCCTTCTGATATCAGATTCAGCTTCTTCGGCAAGGGTGAGTCTCGTTCGAGCGACTCTTAGAACGTCCTCTTCGGACATAGAAGTATCACCCTCGCTGTCCTCAGAACCCAATGCAGGTCTTGTTATCTTTTCTTCGATGACAATGGTGGCCACGGTTTCATGGTGAGGGAGCTAAGATCTTTATGATAGTTAAAGAAAAAGTTTTAAAGTTAGTTTTGATGGCGTCTACGGAGGTACCCCAGATGGAATATGGACCTGGACGTGAACTTGATGCGCTAATGGCTGAGAGCAGATTCTCAGAGGATCCTATGAGGCTTGTCCAATGGCTACAGGTAAGCCGAACCACAGTCGGAGCGGTTGCGCAGCAGAGCGAGACGTGTTTGAGCGAGCCACGATGGCGAGCGTAGTGGGGAGGGGTATGGGTTTATGAAGCGTATCGTAAGCTACTCAGGCGGGTTAGGTAGTTTCATGGCAGCGAGGCTGACAGTGGGCAAATACGGGCCGGTTAATTCCCTGCTCGTATTCACTGACACCAAGACAGAGGATGAGGACCTATATCGGTTTTTAGAGGAAACGCGGATCTATTTCCAAACCGAGATGCATAGGTTGGCGGATGGGCGCAATATCTGGGAGGTCTTCAACGACGTTAAATTTCAGGGCAATTCACGTATCGACCCTTGTTCGCGAGTGCTCAAGCGTGAGTTGTTCCGTGGATGGGTTGAGGACAATTACAAGCCAGGCGAGTGTGATATTGTTTTCGGTATCGGGAAGTCTGAGGCGCATCGAATGAAAGCCATTACAGAGCGTTGGGCACCTTACACGGTGTCTGCACCGTTAATCGCGAGCGGAACGACTAAAGAGGACATTGAGGACGTGCTCGACAAGGTTGGAATAGCGCCGCCACGGCTGTATGAGATGGGGTTTCCGCACAACAATTGCGGAGGATTCTGTGTGAAGACAGGGCAAAAGCAGATGGCGCTACTGCTTAAGAAGCTGCCAGAGCGGTATCGTTGGCACGAGGAACAGCAAGAGAAGCTGTTTAAAATAATTGGCAAGCGACACGGGTTCATTCGCAGAACGGTGGGAGGAGAGATGGTTTACTTAGGGCTGAAAGAATTTCGTGAGTTACTTGAAAGCGGTGCAGCACCGGATATGTATGACAACGCGGGTTGCGGGTGCTTCGCATGAACACTTGTAGCTTCATAAACCCAGGGGCGCAGGAAGCGCCCGTTATCCCCGACCCGTCCCTAGCTCACCCCATCCACCCGGTAGTAGACCCCAAAGTGTAAGATCTCGCCTGAGAGCGCTCTTTAGGAGATGGTTTTACTTTCGCGCGTTCTATTCCAGACACTAATGCATATCGTGTTGCGTCCATTAAGTGATCGTTCTCTTTCACCACGCGACCTTTGTCATCGCGCCTGTAGAGCCTAAACTCAGAAATCCAATGAGTGAGTGAACGAAAGATCTTGAGCCTTCCAGTTGAAAGTCTCATCCAAACTTCATAAATGCCGCTTTCTATACCGTTTTGAGCAGTCTCTAGATCAAGGCCTAGATCCTTGTACATCTGAAGCAATTGGCCGCCATCCGTTTGTGTGCGGCCTCGAGATGCAGGGTCAATGACGCCAGGAATCCATTCGTCCCTGGCACGAATTGCAGCTGCATGAATGGGAGGCTCAGCTTGGCCACGGTAGTGCTCGCGGTAAAGATAGATAACGTCACTCTCTCTATTCCATGCGCCCCAAATGGCAGCTGTTCTATTCCATCCGACATCCATGCCGAACACCCTTGGCCAGTGGTCTTCAATTTTCATATCAGGAATAACAATCTCACTCTCAGGGACCGGGTAAATCGCGCCAGACCCTAACTGCGGAATACCCTTGGAGCGCGCATCCCTTTCATGCGGCGGAAACGATGCCAGAAGCTTTGCTTTCGATTCTTCGCTTAAGTGGGGAGCGTCATCAAATCCGAGAGTGAGAACAAAGCGATTGGGATTGGGTTCGTTGAGAAAACTTAATACTACCGCACTCATTCCCTTTAAGGGCGTGAACGTACAAATCATGGTGCCATCTTGCTCGGAAGGGTGAGTGGCCATAAGCCTGGTGAGGCACTCGGTATAAATGCGAATATCAGGTTCTTCATCCAAGGAGATCCCGTGCTTTTTGGTTCCTTGGAATTTTTCCCGTCCCTGGTCATAGGACTTGAACGAAAGACTACTTTCACCGCCTGAAACATGTCTCACATGTACGGTATCGATAGCATCTGCGACCCCACGCCTTCGGGATGGCTCCCCAATGATTGCGTCCTTTGGAATCATGCCGCTTCCCAAATGATCAATCTTGCCAACGAATTCTAACTGCAAAATATCTCGCGTCGTTTCGCCGGTATCGGACGCTGCCCACCACTCAACCGGGTGGTCAAACCTCCTACCTACCCACCACTCAGGGTATTTCCCTGTGAGATGGAGAGTTGCCTCATAAGCGCTCATTGTAGTTTTTCCGATTCGGTTTGCGGCAATTGCGGCACGCTCCATGTGGGTTTTACCTGCCTCAAAGAAGCTTAAGTGCTTGGGGTAGATCTCACGTCTCAGAGGGCCAGTGCTTGGGAACAGGCTTTGGATTTTACGCTCGCGAGATCGGCGCTCGCGTTCTTCGAGAAGGGCGAGGAGTTCGAGTTTGTCAGTACGATTCATTTGGGCAATTCAATAAAGGCCTTTTAATACCTGCTTAATCAAGCGCTCTGTCACGTGAATGGAATTCGCGAGCATGTGAGCCTTTTGCCCAGGTTCAGTATGAAGCTTGTTTAGCTCTACAGAGCGACTTCTCAGGAATCTTATCACCGGGCTTTATCCCAAGTTCTTTGTGAAGTGCACCGGGTTTCGATATTGCGTTCTGAATAAAGTGTTTTACGCCCATGGCTACTTGCCTTCCTTTGGTTTGAATACATCGTCTAGACTCACACCTACTGCCTCTGCAACCTTCTTAAGCATCGCAACTTTTTCGTCCATGTGGCAATCAGGCTGTCCGGTGCGTTTGTCATATTCCACGGCGCGCTTCAGTAGTTCTTTCATGTCGAGTACTTCTTTTTTGAGCGCATCGAATTCTTCCCGTGAGATTGGAACTGGAGTCGGGGCCTGAAAGGCCAGGGCGCCCGGAAGACCACCTTGAGCCATTTGGTTATGCATTTGGTTATGCCATTTCTGCCCGTAATAATCGCCGATCATAGAAACCGCGCACATGCTGCAAATCCTTTCATTTCTCGACGCTTCCTTTATCTATGAACTTCGCAATTCGCGCATTAAGCTCTTTGCGGCTTAATTGTTTTGATATTAAATCAGCATCATCAAAATAAGTTCTAAGTACTGCCGCCCATAGGATACTTTCAGGAGTGCTTAATTCTTGAGCTATTTGAGGCTCAATCACTATGATTGTTCCTTTTTCTCAGCTGACAATTTTTCTTTCAATTTTTCAATCTTCGCATTGAGCTCTGCATCGGTCAGATCAGAATGCTTATTCACAGTCTCTATTGGGTTGCCATCAGGACCTGAGTGCTCATGCGATTGGCGATCATTCCACTTAAACATATTCTTGGTTAACCACACGAACCATCCAAGATCGACCTTTGCAATCTGCCCATCGATCTTAGCCCGATTCACCATCGCAGCCTGCCCTAGCTCTATGTACCAGGCTTCAGCTAATTCCCGCCCAATTTTTACGGCGGTGCGAAATTCTGGGTGCTTTTTCTCCCAGCGGAAAAGAGTGCTTCGGTCAATGTTCCATAAAGCTGCGATCTGGGCGAATGTTTTTCCACGGCGTGATTGCGTGATGAAGTCTTCTGGGTGGTAATCTTTGCGATAGTCTGTCGGGCGTCCTACTTTAGCCATGAGCTTTTAGATTAGAGGCCTCATTCTTATTAGTATAGTTAAAGATTACTTTTAGATTTATTTTTAACTTTCACTTTCATGAAACTCACCTATGATTTCAAATATGAACAAGTCGCTAGTCGAAGACCTTCTTGGTGATTTCAGTCCTACTCCTCGTGATGAGTTCAAGACCTTTAAGGAAGGACGCCCTGTCACCATTTGGATCCCCGCAGATTCGAAAGCAAAATATGACAAGCTTCAGGCAAAGAGTGGACGCCGCTTTGGAAAGAAAGCGCGAGAGATACTGATTGAGCTCATTGGGCTTGCCGAAGAGCGTATTTCATCCTGACATTACCTGCCAAACTTCTGTTTCAGCCTCTCAACATCAAGATGTACCCTTAGGAGCTGGGTAATCTGATTTGCGCAGTTGCACGCGGCATTCACTGTTTCAGCCGTGCAGTCCTTTTCAGTGACGCGGTTCATGAGTTTGTTCAGAGTAGTCACCACTTCTTTTGTGTTGAATACTTCCGAAATCTCTCGTTCTTGAAGTTCTTTCGTCATTGTTCCCCCACTGGAATATTTTTGCCAAAGCGGCTATACTTCTTTCACAGATCTATTCTCCTAATCACCTTTTTCACTTTCGCTTTGACTTGCATGGTCCCGTGAAGCCAAATTTGAAACTTAGCCATGGCTTCGATACTTTCTTTCAACCAATCAGGCGAATCTGGCTTTAAATGCTTTTGCATTTCGGTCCATAAAACTATTTGTCGTCCTTCTAGAGTATGGGCGATACCATCCTTTTGCCTCCAAAACTTTGTTCTAATTGGCTTGCAATCTCTCGTGACAAAATGCCTAGCCATATACCATGAAAGGCCATTGATGCAGCCGCCGCCCATTTTAAACTTTTTCATCCATGCAGAGATAATGGATCCCCTATTTGCATTAGGTCTTTTGAAATATCTCGCCTGCGCGTCTATTGAGACAATGCCAGCCATCCTGGCTAGCTCCTTAAGCTGATCATCAGTCCAGCGGATTTGTCTCGGTGGAAAGATTTTGTATCTTTCCACAATACTTCTTAGCTTGATTCCAGGAAAACGTTCAAGAGTTTTGGCTTTCCCATGCTTTGCGTAATAATCACAGACCTCTTTCACGAATTTGGGATTAGCTTTGTATTTATTGCATGCATTAAATGAAAGCTTTAGATATCTTCCAAGACGCGAGATTGAACTTCGACTTGCCCCAATGCGCTTTGCGATCTCTTCCTTGGTAACTTTACCCCTGAGTCTCAACGCTTCCTTTTTTTGCCATTCAGTCAAGTTAGGCCTTGGTCTCTTGCGAAAAGAGTCCGCACATGGTTTGCACCATTTTGAATTGAAGTGCTTCTGCTTTGGTCTTTTCTCGCAGTTCGGACATAGACTCACAGGGTGATCCAATCGACAAGAAATTCACTGAATCCCGGTTCATCGAGATATCGTTCCCAGCACTCACTTAAAATTTGTTGATGTTCTAATTCCAGTTTTATGAGTCTAAGGAGTTGCCAAATGCGAGCTTGAGTTATACCACGGTGACGTGCGATCTCCGACTGATTGTATCCCTCTATGAAGTAAAGCTCGTAGAGGACGGCTTGTGCAGTTGTAAGAGCGAATGGAATTCTCCGATTGCCTTCGAGATTTCCTGGCTCTGCATCAGAATATCCGATGAGATCATGGTAATTAGTTCCGTCCTCTTCTTCACCGATTGGTGCATCAAGCGAGATTGTTCTAGCTTTTGCGCGTCGTCTCTCAGAACCGCAGATAGTCCTTGGATCTCCATGCTCATCGCGTAGATAGCTAGAAAATAGCTGCTCAACTGTCGCATGCCATCCTCGGGCAAATGCGATAAATATTTCCTGAGCGAAATCATCTGCAAGTTCGGGATACCCTCTTTTTGCTGCGACATAGCGTGCCCTTTTTTGGAATTTTAGAATTTCTTCGTTCGTCATTTTGTGATCATGTCGGGAGTAACAACTCCCACTTGAAGATATTGACCTCTGAGTGATGCAAGCTTCAATACAGTTTGCAATTGCGTTTCAGGAATATCAAACGACACCCTCACGCCTCCATCAACAAGAGTAGTGATTTTGTATAGACATGCACCAAAGGTAATTCCAGTCTCGTCTGCAAAAGGTTCATCCATTGAGTTTTTCAACCAATCCGATCAGAGCGACCGTAACGACAAGTAGCGTAATCGTCGTGCTCGGGTTCATTTCGCGTAAGATATTCCAGATCGGTCTTCGTTCAAGCGTCCATTTCTCGTCGTCACTTGAAAACTCTCGATAGATCATTTCATCTTCTCCCATGCAGCTTCGACTGCCTTTTCAGAAAACGTAAGCGTCTTCTTAGAAATGGCCTGAAGTCGTTTTAAGAGTTCGTGTTTCTCTTTCTCAGTTTCATTATTCAAAAGCTGCGCAAGATGAGCTATGTGATCATCGGGGATATCGTGATCAACGAGGAGTGCCCAATTGCGAATCAGCTCCATGGCTTTAGGGACGGTCACGAGCAGCCCTTTCCTGAGGCATTTCATTAGACGCATCTGGATTTTCCTTATGAGTCTCGATTTCGCGTCGTATGTACCAGATGGCCTTTTCGAGATCCTCGATTGTCTTATCAGGATGCTTCTTTCCAGCACGTGCAATATATTTCACAGCATTTCCGAGGTGGAATCCTAATTTCCAATCTTCGATTGCTTCAATTGCTTCGATTTTGCCCGAATTGTAATGGGATGGGTGATTGACGTGGTCATTTGACCATTTATCCTCGCATCCTGGTTTTCCACACCATGGTGTTCTTATTTCTGGAGTGCATTTACACATTTTCGCCTCGGATCTTGGATAGGGCTTCAAAGAGAATATCACGTGCGGCATCTACAATCGGCCCTAAACTTGGACCGTATGGAATGCCTTCAAGGATCTTTGAGTTCGCATTTTTCATCGCTTCCTCCGCCACAGCAAGCCTCTCTAAGAGAATATCTCGCTCTTTTGCAATTCGGAATAACTCACGAATAGCAAGAGCCGTGTTTGCTTTAATTTCTCCAGCTTCGATACAAGCATCGAGATGTCTACAAGCGATTAGTTCAAAGTTTGTCATTTTTTATTTCTCCTGACCTACCGTCATACTCTGGTAGTTTTATTCCCTCTTTCTCAGCCCATGCTTTCAGCCAGGAAACTGTAATTGCAGATATAGGATTGTTGGAGGGGGTGTCGCCCTTTTTGATAGCTAAGAACCATCTTTCTATAGGTCTATGTGCATTTGCACGAAGATTAATACCGAGTGATTCAACACTTTCATGTCTTATATTTGCGATCGTTCCCACTAAACAGGCACATTCTCCCGAATATGTAGACCCGTCTACAAGCCCCTTCATGAGAGCGTCATACAATCCCACGCTTTCAGCTTTCGCTCGAGATAAGACATCATAAAAATCGTCAACAATAGGTTTTAAGTCCGCTTTATTCAAGTCCAGCCCGGCGAGGTTGGCCCAACTCAGGTCGGCCTCACTCAGGTTGGCCCCACTCAGGCTGGCATCGGCGAGGTCGGCCCTATAGACGTTGGCCATATAGAGGTTGGCCCCACTTAGGTTAGACCCCCTGAGGTCGGCATCGGTGAGGTCGGCATCGGTGAGGTCGGTCCCACTTAGGTCGGCTCCGGCGAGGTTGCCCCCACTCAGGTCGGCCCTTTGTCCTCCTCCCCCTTCGCTTGAAACCCATCTTTTATGGAGTTCTAAAATCTCCTCTAATTCTTCTTTTGTATACGTTTTCATTTCCGATCCCTTATCGCTTTGGCAATAGAGTTACCTGCTTTAAAGAACTTAACATCGCTTGCTTAATAATAATCCATTTCTTCATTTTCGGGATCTAGCTTCTCGTCGATCCAAAGAATGAGAATTGGAATCGCAATCATTGCAAGGACGATCAAGCAAAGGATTCCGAGGAATAGATCACGAATTTTCTGATACAGCTTTGTAACCATCTGGAATGATCTCCTCGTAGCAATATATTCTAGTGCCTCGGCCCTTATATACTTTTAACCGTCCAGGTCCGTAGCATTTCCAAAGCTTGCGTATGTCGCGCCAACGTTGGTCTTCCATGCCTTTAAACTCAGCCCACACCGTTTCACCGAGCTTGTTGTCCCAATACTTAAAATCCGTCTTATGCGTAATTCCTGCAGTGAGATGTGTGGTCACTTGGCTTTCGATCGAATCTATTTCACCTGCGCGTTCTAGAAGACGGAGATATTCGTAACAATCTCTCTCTCCCTTGGAGTGAAAAGATCGCCCATCTGGAGATTCAGATCTTACTGCATTGTACTTATTGTTCATGTTGGATCTCTGGGATTATTATTTCTCCCACATATTTACTTTTTGATCTTGGCCCATGACCTACCGCAATTGTGACCACACTTTCCCCTTTTGTGTCGCCCTTGATTACGCGCAAGGGCTCCCGCGACGCATATGAAATTATCTAAATTCTTTTAGTACTTAATTTTCTTTTCTGGTTTTTTCGTTGATTTCTTTGTTTCTTTTTCTTTTTTAGCCATGTGTCCCTCCTTTCAAATTAAATCCAGTTCAACTTGATCTCGATGAAGTTCAGCTAACCTTTTCATTATTGCCGAAGTCTGACTCACCTTACGGCACTTGTGAATGAGTGCAATTGTACGCTCAGTATATTCCTCAATGGATATTTTACCTTCTCGAAGAAGGAGATTCGGATCAGAGAACTCATCACCAATGATTTTGTAAATGTATGGAACTACCATTATTCCCCTATGTACTTCACCGAATCGGTCCTTCACTTCCAAAGCATTGAGCTCCCTATCGATCATTTCGGTTGCCTTAATAAACGTCATGCATACCCTTTTTCAACGTACTGAGTCCCGTGGTTGCTAAATACGATCGTCTTACCCACGTGACTTCCGCGCCTTCTCATCTTTTTGAGAGTCAGATCACGTTCGGAAGGATTTCTTCCATCAGTGGGCTTGGGGCGATTAAATAAGAAAACATTGTGAGCTTCCTGGACAGCCGTGCTTGAGCCTTTGATATCAAATTCACTTTCAATCCGAGATCCATCTGTCTTCTTCGGATGCATGACCATGATCACGTGAACATCAACTTGCTTACAAAAAATGATGAGCTCATGAATCACTCGGTCCATTTCAATCAACTGATCAGAAGCGCGTTTCACTTCCATGAAGAAATTGAGGTTATCGATCATGGCAATTTTGCAGCCCTTTTCTTTGACCATGTAAAGCAAGTCTTTTTTGAGCTGATGAATCGGCACGCGGTCCTCGTAAAGGCTGAACTCAATCGTGCCAGCAGTGAGAATCTCTTGATGGTTATCGCAAATTCGAATCAACTCAGGCGCAGGCACCACTTCGCCAGTGTTCAAGTCTTTTCCGGCAAGCGCGGACAAGATGCGTTTCATGAAATCCGTGTGGCCCGTTTCAACGGACATCACGAAATGCTTTGTCTTTTGCTTCAGGAGATGAGCGGAAATATTCGCCAAGAATGTAGTTTTGCCAGCTCCAGTTGGACCGCAAAAGATTGTAAATTCCCTCATGCGAAACCCTCCAGTCATCGCTGTCCAGATGGGCCATCCGTTTAGGGGAATCGCAGGAAACGGTTTTGCAAGCTCCGTCACCGCTTGCTCAAAAACCTCGTTCATGTTGAGAGCGAAAGGTGCTTTGGGAGCAGGCTCTTCCTCCTCGAGATAAGCGGGCAATTGGTTCAGATATTCAAGAGAAAGAGATTCATGATGCATTTGCGTGCTCCTGTTGCAGGTCGTCTACTGTTTTTAGTTTCGCGGAGGGAACAGTCACCGTGCAGGGAATGGTTTTTCGGTGCTGCTCCCATCCGCGAGAAAGCCAACCCCCAAGAAAGCGCGCCAATTTCTTTTTGGGAGCCCTCTTCGGGTTGACTTCAATCCAATTCATCGCCTTGAGAAATTCCGATCGAATCCACCCAGGATCAGTGTAGAGCTTGATCCAGCGTCTCTGGGTGGATTGTGAGACGGGCTTCAAGAAAGCTTCGATCTCAGAATCTCCTGAGAACTCCGGGATTATTCCCTCTTCGCTTGCGTCTTTTTCTTCTTGAGTATCCGAGTCAGGTTCGCCGTCGGCACTGGCGTCGGAAAATTCGTCAGAATTTTCGGCGACCGTGCATACATGTATTTCGTTCGTCTCGTCCGTCCGTCCGTCCGTAGCGTGACGTGCACGTAACGTCGGCGTAACGTCCTCGTTACGTGGTGGTAATGTTACCCGTACGCACTCCAATTCTATGAGTTTCGCAATGGCAGAGTTGACATCCCGCTCATCGAGTCTGCCGATTCTTTCCGCATGACGCAGGTTCAATCTTACCGCTCCGCATTGCTTCTTGGAACACATCGAAAGCAGATAGATGAAGAACAGGAGTTCCGAATGACTAAAGTCAAAGAAGTTCGGGTCCTCGAAAAGTGAGTTTTGAAGTCGAAACCAATTCGAAGCCTTGATGTCTTTACGCGGGTTGTATTTCTCCCATTTGATTATCTCAAGCGTTGCCCCGTCAAAGATGATGTCCTTTGCCATCCCCGTTGTCCCCCACTCTCATGATGTGAATAGATCCAGCCTTTCGGTCCGCTTCGGAACCGGCCCCTAGGTGGATCCTGCCTTTGTTGAATTGATTGTGATTTGCGTAAAATCGACTTGTGGAAGTTTTCACAAAATTTCCACAAATTGAGGGTCGGAAATGAACGTATTTCGACGTATCCGTCCGTGCTAAGCCGTATTCGTTTAATTTGGGTTTTTCTGAATGATTCCGTGTAGATGAGGTCTAGAATTTGGTCGGGGCGGCGAGATTCGAACTCACGACCCCTTGCTCCCAAAGCAATCATGCACCCCTGGAATTTACCGGGTATTTTCATGATTTTGCACCTTTTTCACAAATTTTCCACGAAACACATTCCTGAACTGATCCCTCATTTCAGTTTCGATATGGGCATATACGCGTCTTATCGTTGGCTCCGATGCGCCTACAATTTTACGAACAGCAACTTCCGGCATCCCTGCTTTGAGCATATTCGTAATCGCAGTGTGTCTTAGATCGTGGAAGCGCAACTGCAATTTTGCCGCTTCTCTTACTTTCTTCCAATGATGCCGATTATCGTCTTGAGGCTCATTAGGATCGATTGGCTGCCCTTGGATATTGGTGTACCAAGCCGGGAATAGGTAATCGCCTGGTGCCTCATCATAGGCGATCTTTAAAAGCGAGAATACATCTTCTGCTATTGGGATAGGAACTTCTCTAGGGCGTCTAATCTTAAGCCTGTTTGGATCGAGGTTAATCTCGCGCTTACCCAGGTCAATCTCATCCTTCCGTAGGTGAAGAATTTCTGAGATCCTCATACCCATATAGACAGCCATCATAACCTGCAAATAAAGCCTCGGGTATTTTGACGCGGCTGTAAGAAGTCTAGCTATCTCTTCGTCTGCCAAATATTTACCGACAGGTTCATATGCTTCATTGAGTTCGAAGTCCTTCTTCGTGAAAATCTTCTTTAGCCATCCCTTATTCGATGCGCGCTTCAATGTCATGACAAGGTAGCGCCTATCGTGGGCGAGCTTCCGTTCTTTTTTCGATTTTTGATCGAGTTGATACTCTGCCCACACCTCTTCGTAGTGACGCTCCATCCTGTCTATAAACGGGCAATTCTTTTCGAACCAATGTCTCAAATGGCCATCGATAATGAACTTAGCTTGTTGATAAGTGCTTTCATGCTTAGTCGATTGAATCTTAAGAACGAGATCGAAGGCTTCGCCGAACCGATATCGCTTCTTCGTGTCCAAGTGAAAGCCATCAACGCCCATCGCAGCTGCAATTATTTTCTGCGCACGATCCTTTGCTAGCTTGAAACTCTTGGTCTTCAAACTTCTTTCGTGAAACCGCCCTTGAACCGTTCCCCTGAAGTAGAAAGTTTTATTGGCGGAATGAAGCTTAATTTGAGGATGTTCAGTCTCTAAGTATCTACTCATGCGGCAAAATCATCTCCTGGCTCACAAATTCTGTCTTCTAGGTATTCATCCAAATCAACGACGCGGTAACCAATCTTGCCATCGAGATCGACCCACCGAGGCCCTTTAGGAGTTGATTGTTTCCGCCAGTCCTCAAGTGTCCTATGGCTGATAATACCCAAGTATGCCGCAGCCTCTTTTGTATTTAAAACCCGTTTTTTTACTTCTGTACTCATTCTCTTCTCCCCCCAAGAATAAACTCTCCAGTGTGAGAGGAAGTTCCGATCCGTGGACCATTCCCTATGAAAACTTATCTCTCTAATTAGCGCGGGCCGCGGCGGCATCTTTCGCTCCGGCTGGTATTCACGGACTCACCCGCGCCGCCGCATGGTCAGCCGGAGCGATCAGATTCCGGCTTGCCCAAACATTTCCATTCCGATTCTACTTCTAACGCTGATTTGCTCCATACGTATCCCTCGTGGTCGAGGCCAAAAACATAATTTACATTCGCACAAATAAAGAACATTTTTGATTTTGTTTTTTCCGGAACGCTTTGTTGTTGTTCATTCATAGCTGCTGCCTCGTCTTGTTCTTGCTCAGCTCGTGTCATCAATCTTGGAAACCACGTCATAAACTTACGCCTCAACCGCCTGTTCAACCTTTTCTGCGCAAAGGGCAAGGAGCTCTACTTCATCGATCTTTGCTTTCATCTCCTTAGTCAAAGCTTCATTTGTTCTTGGAAAGAAATGATATTTCGTATTTTGCTTAAGACCTTGGCGAGTGATATCGATGAATGTCTTTGCAAGATCTACCTTGCGATCAAGTCCAGTGAGAAGATCATAGGTTTCTCCGCCGCCTTCAAAAATTTTTGATACCCACTGACCGTTAATTGTGGTTATGAAATTAATTCTAAAACGAAACGAAGGATAATTTTCAGGATCCACTTTGCAGATTGAGCAATCCTCACCTAGGCACTCAGTGCTTCGATTATTCGTCCAATGTCTTTTGAACGTATAGATCTCGCCGCTAAAGATCCCTGTCGCTTCTTCTTTGTCTCGCAGCTGCAAGAAATTATCTTTTCCTAATCCTTTTGGTCTTGGCGTAAATAACATACTCTTTCCCTCTTTTTATGCCTCTTCTAATACAACAGCTTCTTCGCTCGGCACTTTCGAAGAAACCAAACTTGATTGATACTGAGTGCAGAATCTCGAGACCGCACAATATGAATTGCAACGCACATTCATTCCAGGGCGACGAACCACATAAAGATTCCTATCGAACCCCATATGCGCTCTTGCTTCATTTTCCTTGGAATGGAGTTTGACCGCAGTCTTTCTCCCTATCTTCATCACTGCCCACACGTCAGGGCGAGCCCATCGATCATCGGGAGTGCATTCAGGAAGTTCAGAAGAGATCCTTGCTTGCTGATGAAGAATCACTCTCTCACGCATGAATTGATCTGCGCGGTCTAGACTCCAAAGTGGAATATTCATATTTACAACTTGAGATTGTGGATAAGTTGGATCGCGCTCGGCTTCCATCTTAGACCAGTCGCGAAGGATGGCTATCACTTGAAGTTTCTCAACTTTGTGTCCATGGTGTCTCAAGATGACTGAGTAGAGATTCAGTTGTTTTTCCCATTCTTCAAGGTCACCCTTGATCACCTTCCAGACTGAAGTCACTTTGTAATCAAGTAGAATCCCATCTTCTTCATAAACATCCATACCACCTGAAACGATCCAACCTTCGATTGGGATGGAAAGACGCCTTTCGGCGATAGCTATACGATTGGCTCGCTCTAAGATGGTATGGATGGATTGGCCAAGGAGAGACCAAATTCGATCGCTGGCGTCTTCTTGGATCTCATGCTCGTGTTGTTTTTCTAAAACTGCGATTCGAGGAGGTCTAAGTAGACCAGTGACGCTAATGTCTGCATCACCTTTTGAATAACTATCATTCGCCACTGCATCAACGATTGCTTGTGGGAGCTCGGCTCGGTTTGTAAGTGGAGGTCTCATTATCTATCCCTCCCGTAATCTTCATCCATGAAATCAGAAATGTGCCTGCCGCATTCTTGGCATTCACCGCATTCGATATCGTCATGTGGGCAATCGTCATGGCACTCTTCACAGACTTGAGTTCCGTTTGGTTGGGTAACCGTTGCATCTTGATTACAGTGTTCACATTTGAGTATTGGGCTTTCTTCCATCTTGGCGATTGCAGCTCGTACCGCTTTCAACTGTCCACTATCGACAGAAAGCGTGTTCCCACATTGACATTCAAAGAATGCGAGATTCAATTCCTCGCTACTTCGAGTTGTTGGTAAATCGCTAAGCAGATAAGTGCGGCTACAGCATGGACATGTGCACGTCGGATACATAATTTACTTCCCTCCCAAAAAAACTTTTACCTGACGCTTGTGAAATTGACGCACATGTGCCAAATCATTAAACTTCGAAGGAAGAGTGTGTAGTTTAGGTTGATCGCTTTATTGACGCAATTTTTCATGTCTCTTCCCTCCCAAAAGAATGAACACCCTTATTGACTCGTTGTGATTACGTGCGTAATTTGTTTTGTTTAGAACTTGCTGCTGTTCCTATGATCTCTGCTCGTATTTTTGACTCGAGCCGGTTCAAAGCTTGTTCTAAGGCAAGCAGAAACGGTCGTCCAGGTGACTTTGTTTTACCGGAAAGGAAACGGGAGATGGTGCTTCGATGCACGCCCATTTCATCAGCTAGCTCAGCATTGCTAGCACGCAGTCTTTTCATTTTATCTTTAACCAAGCGGCTCATCATGTATTTGAATATACCCGAATTGGGTGCTATTTGCAACGTCAAAATGCATACACTTTGTATATTGCAAGGTGCTAGATGAAAACACCCTTACTCGAGGACTTCAAAAAGCTGCTTGAAAGTGTCCTAGAGAAACAAGGACTTACCTACCAGGATTTGGTCGATAAAATCGGATGGCATAGAAATAGATTAGGAAAGTATTTAAGCGGTGAGAGAGGCATTGGCCTGCCCGAAATCGAAGAGATTGCAAAAGCACTGGGCGTCAAACCTCATGCATTGATCTCAGATAAGGAAATCGAACCAATTGTGTTGAAGCCATCTCCGGGAGAGGCCTTAGAAATGCTCAAGGACATTCTCGATAGTTACGAGAAAATCCCGCACTGGCTTAGAAATGACCTTGAGCAAAAGGATAAAAAGTCACTACAAGGACTCTTCGATATTCTAAAGGTCTTTGCCGCCCTTGATGACTCTCAAAAAGCTGCCGCCATTCAATTTATGGAAGCCCTGGGTAGGGGGCTTTCCGCCTCCTCCGCCATTGATGATGATCAAAAGAAGAGCAAGTAGGGATCCCCACCCTGCCGACATTTGATCCATGCGACGCCTCAGCTCAGCTTCATGTTCTAGCATGCTATTTCTCCCCTCTTATTGTTTAGGACTATCTATATTTGATGATCATATAATGCAACGCGAAATTGCAGTTTGCATATTTTTTTAAGCATACCCTCCATGGCAAAAGTGCCATGATTACGTGTAAGGAAATTTGCGCATATTTAAGGAGGATGCCCAAATTGTTACTCGCATCCATCCTAAAGAATAAAAAGCTTTCGAAACGGAAGTTTGCAAAGCTCCTCAAGATGGACTATCCGACAGTATTCCGTTATTTCCGTCCCGGTTACGATCCTAAACTTTCTACGCTTGAGAAATGGGCAAAGGTTCTCAATGTACGAATTCGTGATCTTTTCAAAGAATGAATCTATTCCTTTAAGGATATTAACGATCCGTCCGATAAAAAAGAATATAGGACGAGGGAACAATATCATGGCACATTTGACTTCACTTCTTATCTTAATTCTAATGTCGACTACGCTTGCCTTTGCAGACGATCAGCCGGAGCAGACACAAGTTAATGACAAAATCCCAGTATATATTGCACCTTTAATTGGTCTTTCATTTCCAGTTAACAACGCCACAGGTGGCCCTTATTTTACGTGGGGAGGTGAGATCGGTATCCGTGTTCTGAAGTATTGGAATATAGGAATTTTTGCCGACACGGTAAGCAATTCAGCGACGGTAAGTGGAATAGCTGTTTCCGGAAATCTCACTACTCTCATGCTGAGCCTGACTGCTCAATTCGGCATCCTTTATTATGGCGGCCGTCTTGGGATAGGTATTAGAAGTCTTTCTGCGACTTCTTCGGGAAGTACTTACTCTTCGTCAGGAAGTGCATTTGCTGTAGCCCCTGTAGTTGGGGTTAGAATTCCAGTGGCAAATAACGTTTCAATTTCAGCTGAGACTTCTTGGCAGGTAACTGCATCGGGAGATATTTCTGGCACTTTAGGAACGCTCACCCTGACATCTGTTGGCTATATCGTACCGTTAGTAGGAGCCACAATAACTTTCTAAATCTCTAAGGATTCTCAATCGCCCCTGCGATGCCATTCAAAGAGTTGAGCTTCACTTTAAACTTATCCACATCGGAGCTGCAGCCCATTTTCTTGCAAGAGTTGATGATGTAAGTTGCAAGAGGTGCATAGCTTTCAGCAGCAGGGAGATAGATCGATTGCCGCCTTAACACGGACCAGGGCTTATTGTTGTACCAGTGTCCAGGGTTCTCACCCAAAAACAGTTCTTTACCTGACACGATGGAAATTCCGTGGCCGCAGGAAGACTCGCCAATTTCCTTCATGCAAGTTGGACTTGGCGCAAACGTAATGTGCCCGGTAGAACTATCTGTATAAATTCTTTCTGGCAGATGCTCAAAGACGTAAATATCAGGCGGAGCCGTGCTGCATGCCGAGAAAAGAAGGAAAACTGTTAATAAGGTCTCGTAGAAATAACGTTTCATAGTTAATTCGTTAATAAGACAAAATTTCTAAACGCCTGCATCTCAGCTTTTTCCGCCTCCTCATATTGCGCATCTGTCGTCCAGGAGGGAAGTGAGTTCTTCGCATTGACGGCATCGATGTAATCAGCTGCCTGGCTTGCCTTACGGATCGCCGTATTCGTAAAAAACGCCGCCATCTCAGCTGCATTGGCAATTGCGCCCACAATCTTTCCAACGATAAATGAAAAGACCGGTCCGAGAACTGGCCACCCAAGTGGAGCAAATGCCCCAACCGCAACCTGCACAACGTAATCCGACATCAACTTAACGAAGGTGTTTTTCATGATCTCAACGAGGTTCGTAATATCGATAGTTCCCGTTGATGGAGGATCCGAAGGCAGCGTTGCAGTTTCGTTTGGATTAGGAGAACTCATGAATTAGAGATTTGCAGCTTCAGCGTCAATGATTGCCTTAACGCTTGCTACGATCGGAGCGGCAGCAGGAAACTTTGATTCTATAAGCGCCATTCCTGCATCAATCAACTCAATCGCACTTAAATCAATCTCAGCACTGACTTGTCCTTTAATAGCGCCTGCAATGGAGCCCCCGCCTGCTTGATCAGAAATACCGATCTTAACAGTTGCCACTCCTGCTACTTCACTGATGGTTAACTGGCCAACGCTTCCAATAGCAATTACTTTTTGAAAACCCATATTCTTATCCTTCCCTTTATTTTTTTGAACCCGTAAAAAACCAACTCCCAAGTAGAATTTGCAACGATTCGCTTTGACCTGCCAAGGAAATATTCCAAAAAGCTATAACCTACCACAAGTAAATAATTACCTATGACGTGCTTCATCTTTTAACTTTCACCTCGACACGTTGAACTCGTTCGTCCAATCTCTCAATTTCTTTCGTATGCCACTCCGTGCGCTCTATAATCTTGGCCATACTCTGATTGAGTTCGTCTATGGATCTTTTCATTTGTCCTAAGATATGAACGCCATACGCGCCTACTGCGCCCATGGATGCCTTCATTGCCCAATCAAAGTAGTTTGACCAATCTTGCATGCCGGTATCATCTCAGTAAGCACTCTTTATTTCCAATTTAAAACGATCAATTCCTGTCATGTTTTTCATGAACTCTTCGAATATTTGTCTAGAGTCTGTGATCATCCAATTGTTGCTTGAATAGGTAATTGATTTTCCAATCAGAATGCATCCTTCTGAATCTTTATTCCAATTGCCAGGATGGATCAGGATATTCGTGTGGCCTGGCACATCGAGGCAAAAAGTTTCAAAAGACTCGTGCATTCCTTCAAGGCGATGTAACCCGCGCGTGCAGACATATTCGCCATCGGCGAACTTAGGTAAGAGCGAAGATCCGTAAGGATATGCATGCTCAAGGGTCACGCCGAAAGTTTGATTATCTGATTCGTCACTTAATGCCCCAAAGATTCCGAAATTACTTTGGAAAGATCGAGTGAGAGCCACGTTTTTCATCATCATTGATAATACTCAGTCACTTCGATAAATCCTGAGCCGCCAGCTCCTCCTGCAGAACCACTTGTTCCTGCCGATCCGCCTGCGCCTCCTGCTCCTATGCAGAAATATTGTGACGAAGAGGATGAAACGATCGCGTCAATAAACCCGCCTGCCCCTCCTCCTGCTCCAGTAGCCTCATTGAAGTCTCCCACTGAACCACCGCCGCCGCCAGAACCGCTGTTTGCAATTGCCGCCGTGCCGCTACCGCCTGCTCCCCCAAAAGGAGTTACACCTCCCATTCCTCCTGCTCTAAAGGCCGAACTGGCATCAGTAGTCCCGCCTTGACTACTTCCCCCTTGCATTGCAATTCCAGCTGCACCTACACCTATTGATGCCGTGCCTCCCGAAGAAGAAATTTGGGTGACGCCACCACCTCCACTTCCTCCATTTGCTATTAAAAGAAATATTCCGAAAGTTGTAGTACCTCCGGCAGTCCCATTGCCCGCTCCAGCTCCAGATCCTCCGCCTCCTCCACCTCCTCCGACTATCCTGACTCGGCGATAAAGTGGAGACGGATTAGTTGGCGGCGTATAAGTCGCCAAGGGCACTGCAGCCGAAAAAGTGATTGTTGAATCGCCCGTTCCCGTTGCTTTGGTGAGCGTCCCACTCGATTGGGGGGCACTCGCACCGGAACAAAAAAGCAGCGTTCCGCTACTGT